GTTTGTATTTCTCTGGTCTTCTTTTCTTGATGTTTTCTATTTGCTCTAAATAGCTTTTAGATAGATTTTCTATGTTATCTAAATATGTGGTGTGTATATAGGATGTATTGCCTTTGGTTGAGTTTGTTCCAGCTTGTACACCTTTATCTTCAAAGAAACGATTGTATATCCAATGCTCTTTAGTAACTGGGTTTAAAATTAAGATTACCCTATTCTTTTGGTTGAGGTTTCTTACACTTAAATCTATCTTGTCAAATATGTTTTCATCTTGCAGTTCTTCTGCTTCATCCATTACCCACGTAGAAACATTAGTTAAAGACTTTAGGTTGGCTGTTTGGTCACCGCTTGATGTCTTGATACCTTTAAAGATTATCTTGCTACCAGATAGCTTATTTCGTATTTCATCTTTTGTTATATAGAAATGGTCTTGTAGTTTAAGTGTTTCTATCTTGTCAATAAATTCTGGTATAATAGATATGTATGCAGATGATAATGTAAACCTTGTGAATAGAATTGTATGCCCAGCTTCAAAAGTTAGCAACAACAATAACAAGTTTATAGAATACGATTTACCCGAACCACGACCACCAGTAACAATATAATACCTGGCATCTGATGTTTGGATGGGTTTATACTTTTGGTCTATGTCTATCACTTAAATTTGATAATATCATTAAAGTTAATATTGAAACCATCTGAAGATGTTATATCTACACTTTCTTTAGGCTTACCATATCTGTAACCAAAATACAATGACATAGCTTTACTATCACCTTTTAGTATTTGTTTGCCAAGTGTTTTTATTACCTCATCATTATCAATAAGGTTATCTAACTTTTCTATTAGTTTAAGTTCGTCTGCTTTCTTTGGTCTACCAGCACCATCTCTTTTACCACCGTTGTTTTTTCTTTTATCCATTTGATAGAAATTTGTTTATTCAATTATATAACGTAATTACTCAACGTTTTTATTCAGCTTTAAATTTAGTAGTCTTTCTCTTATTGCTTTTCTTTCTTTACCCTTTGGTAATTTGTCAAATAGTTGTTGTAGCTTTTGTATTAGTTTTTTTTTTGTCATAGTTTTAAAATAATATTCCTTGTACTTGTGGTTTATATTCACTTATGTATCTTTTATTCTCACCTTTAGGATATTTTAATGTTTCAAGTTTAAAGTTTTTTAAACATTTCTTTTTAAACTTTTTGCTTCCACTAAATAGTATATATCTGTGTTTTGGTAATATTTCTATTTTCTTTAATTCAAGTTTTTGTATTATATCATTTGCACAAGGTATCCATTCGTAATTATTCATAACACTATCAAAGGTATCATCAAAGTGTAATATTTTTTTAAGTTTGTTCCAATCATCAACATTTGGAAAACTAAAACCTTTATCTAATCTAAACCAATGTTCAAGTTTTTGTCTGTGTATATTTAATTCTTTTGATAACATTTCATTATTGTAGTTGGAGAATGTTTTGCTATCTCTTAAAAATTGTGCTATTAATTTTTCATCAATACTATTTTCGTTTAGTCTTTTTTTAATTATTTTAAATTTATGATTAATTACTTTATCAATTAATTTTAAACTTCTTTTGCTTGGTGTTTTGGTTAAAAAAAAACCTCTTTTTGCATTTTGATATGGTACTGGTGTTTTAAATTGGTCTTTTGTTATGTCTATAATTTGATTATTGTTATTTTTTAAAAACCAATGTGTGCTATTTTCGTGTTTAATATGATAAACTTTTAAATTATCACTACTTAAATGATAGTATGTTTCACTTGCTACATAACAATGACCAGTAAATTTATTTTTATCTAATATGGTTCTGTATTCTTCTTTAAGTAAATCATCAGATAAATTTAATACAATTCTATCTATTAGGTTTATTTCTTTTTTTAATGATTTTTGATAATGACCTATATTTCTAAAATGAAATTCATCACCGTATTTATCAATTAATTTTGTTGTGTTACTACTCACTCCAGTATATATAAAATTTGTTGCTTGATATATATAACCGTTGTGGTTCATATTAGCATCTGCAAATGAAACCACTATTTTATTATTTGGTATTTTTTTTATTGCATTAGCTACAAAAAACGATAATGTATTTTTTGGTAATCCATCATTAACAACTAACCTATTTAATTCTAATACATATTCTTTTAAATAAGAACCACAAATACTTTCTGCAAGTGTACTACTTGGTGGCATACCAAAAGTAACAACACCAACTAATATATTTTTATTATCAAACAAGCCAAATGCGTATGTAATACTACACATTCTTTTTGCATAGTGCTTATTTAAAAGCCAGTCTTTACATTCATATGTTTTTATTCTGTTTACTTTCAAAGCTTTTCTATTTCGTTTAGTACTTCTTGATAGTATTCTATTGCTTGGTTGTTAGATGGTTTTATTATTTCATTTTCAAGTATAAGTCTTATATGTACTTTAGCACATTGTTTTGCTTCTGTGCTTGTTGTTGTTTCCACATAAAATGCTTTTGCTAATTGGTATGCTTTCTCTTTTGGTGTCTGCATAAATAACCATTCTTTTTTTATCATCTTGTCCATTGTGTTGCCATTGCTTCTGCAATACCTTTAAATGTTTTGCTTCTTAATGTTCTTCTTTCTGCTGGTGTCTTTGCATCTTTCAATGCATCAAAATACCATTTAGGTTGTTTCTTCTTTACACCTTTTTTTGATATAAATTCTATAAACTCACCTTTATCAACTATATCTGTTGGCTCTAACTTTGGTAAGTTCTTTAACCATAAACAAGTACTTTTCTGTGCTTTATCTCCAAACATCCAAGGTTGTATTATTTGGTCTGGTTTTCTTATGTTGCTACTAATAACACTAATAGGGTTTTCAATAGCTATTTTATTAATTGGTGCATCCATAAGTTTTTGTACAAAGTCTAATGCTTCAGCTTGGTTTTTATATCTTTTTATATTCTTGCTACCATCTTTGTTGTATAACCATCTTGCACCACTTACTGCTAAAAATGTACAAGGTGGATGTGCTATCATCATATCCCAGCCTTGTTTAATTACTTCAAATACATCTTGTTTAAAATGCCATTCTGGGTGACCACCACTACAAGGTAATAAATCACAACTAAATGCTTCGTGTCCTAATTTCCTTAACTCTTTTGTTACTGCCTGGCTTTCTTCACAAGCTACTAATATTTTCATAATTCTGTTTTTAAGTTGCACAATTTATTATTTCATATTCACTATTGTTTTGTTTCCATTCAAAAGACTTTAATACTAAAGCTGCTCTTTCATCATACATTGTTCTTTGTTCTTCATCAAGGCTTCTGTATTGTTTTTCATTTTTAGTAAAACCACCATCAAATTTGTTTAGCTTTTCTATTGCTTTGAAATAATCTTTTTCTAATGTTGCATACTTTTTCTGTATCACTTCTAACTTTGAAATCTGGCTATACTCTATTTGTGATTTAACTATAAAGTTACTTTCAAGTTTATCGTAGTAATCAAATCTATCTTTTTTGTTCAATTGGTACATTTTGTTTGCGTGTATTGCCGTTGCGTGATCAAATGATTTACCCTTTGATTTTATAAAGTCTGATATACTTACCCATCTCATATCAAGTTTGTTTCTTAATATATGACATAACAAAGCCCTATGCTCAACGTATTCGGTTTTTCTTGTTTGTTTGTATATATCTATGCCAGTTAATGTAATAAGTAATTCACTTACTTGTTCTGGTGTTTCTAATATTGTTGTTACTGTATTGTAATTCATTTGCTTTGTAGTTTTTGTATGTATAAAGCTGCATCCATTAGTTCTTCTTTTAGGTGCTGCAAAAAGTTATCGTGGTTATTGTCTTGTAAGGTTGTTTTGTATTTGTCTATACCTACACAACTTCTTATGTCAAATTCTCTTTTTAAATCTTCTACTATTTTATCTTTCATTTTATTTTAAAATTGTGTGCATATATATTTTACTTGTATTGGTGTTAAATTAAACCATTCACCTCTAACTCTATATTCTGAATATAATTTGTGTAATTTTTTTTCTATATTCTTATTCCAAATCTTAACCATTTTAATATTTGGTTCTTGAGATTGCAAGGTTCTTTCTCTATGTTTTGGGTTTTTCGAATAACCAATTTTGTAAAGTTTTGTATGATTGTTTTTTATTAAATATGTTTTAGGATTTTTTTCATTGTTTTTTTGAGCTTTAGCTTTTTTATATATTTTATCAACCAAATTTTCAATATGTCTTTGTTTTTCTAATATGTTATATTCAAGATTTTGATTATCTTTTTTTAAACTTCTATTTTCAGAAATTAATTTAAAATATTTATGTTCTATATCTAATAATTTAATCTCTAAATCATTATACATTTTACTTTGTTTTTCTGGTGAAGAAATTAGGAAAACTAAACCTGTTCTTTTTACTGCTCTTGACATTTTAATTATTAATATTTATTCTGTTCTTAATTTTAAAAGGTGGTAGCACTCTGCGTATTTCTGTTTGGCTTTTCCTTTGTATTCTTGTTTAAATAATTCATATAGTTTTCTGGTGTATTGGTATTTTGTTTCACAATCTTTTAAATACTTACCAGCAAACACCCTACCCCGACCTCGAAAATATTGCACATTGTCTGCACTATCCCCGATTATAAATTGCTCATAAAAATTGTACATAGCTTCTTCTTCTGTTATGTCTAATATTTCTTTGTGCTTGTAGTGATAGTTGTACATTAAGCAAGGGAATTGTTTATAGTCTTTGTCTATTGATACAATCATTACTTCATCTCTACCAATATCATCACTAATTTGTTTCCAGTACCTTGCAACCATATCATCTGTTTCTACACCGTAACCCCAAATGCTATCATATTGTTCTTTTACAAATTGGTGCATCTCATTTAATAAAGGTGGTAGTTCTTGTTTCTTTCTATTGGCTTTGTACTTTGGTGTGATTAGCTTTCTAAAGTTACCCTTTGAACCGCTAAAGGTTAATACTTTGTCTATAGGGTATTTATCTTCAAGATGGTTTACTATTGCCATAAATTGTTCATCAAACTTTGCCCTACTATCTTCTATGTTTGTGTAGTATAGTTCATCATCTGGTGTTTCTCTTTTACGATAGCAACTTGCAAAAATTAAACTATCTGCATCAATTAGTAAAATCATCTATTGTTATGTTAAGTTTTAAAAAATTCTTTTTTCCTTGTTTTACTTGGTAGTTAATATGTACATCAGTTATCTCACTATCTTGTTGTGTGTGATATTCTATTTGCTTTCTTAACTTTTCCCAAGCCGCTTTGTTTACTATCATACATTATGTGATTTTATAATTAAATCTAATTTGTATGAATATTCTGCTGCAATTAATCTTACAGTTTTATTTATCTTAAAATTTTTTGCATCAATTAAACACTCTTGTTTTAAATCTTTTATTTTATTAAGTAGTTTACTTTCTCGCTTACCTAATGCATAATTTTTAAATATATGATAGTCTTTATCTCTTGATGATTTTAATAAGTTTAATGCTTTTTCTTCTGCTTTAAGTTTCTTTAAAGTTTCATTGTTAGAAAATATTATTTTTTTTAATTTTTTTATATTATCATTTTCTTTCTTAAACTCAAAATCATTTTTAGCATCATTACGTTTTAACTTTTTTTGCTTTATGCTTTCATCACAAGTTTCATTGCTTTTATTTAATGCAATTCTTTTAAGTACTATTTCTTCTTTTCTGTTGGTTATTTCAACATAATTGTTTTTTTCCATTCTGTTTTGTTTTAGTTAATAATGATGCAATGTAACACTATTTACTTTATAAACAAAACATTTAACAACTAATTTGGTTCTATATTTATATTTATTCTAACCGCTTGATTTTCTTTAAGCAAGTACACATCTTTTAAAAGTCTTTTCTTTGTCCACATTGTGGTGTCTGGGCAATACTTTTTTACTGGCTTTGGCATCTCTAATGTGTTGAGGTAATACATAAAATTTCCTTTAGGATCATTTACAAAGAATATCTTTACCACATCTAAAGCCATTAGAGCATCGTACTTGTCTTTTTCTAACATTTTATCTTCATAGTACTTGTTTCTAAATTTCATCTCTATAACGCAATCCATTCCCTTTGGTGTTTTACCCTTTGCATCGTATTTTGAATAACCATCACCACAATGTTCTAACTCCCAACCATCAAGATTTAAAAGAAACACAACTGCCTTTTCCCACTCATTAATTTTTTTAATGCCCATTGTTCCAAATTACGTTTAGTTGTTTTATCCACAACTTTATTTTCTTTGGATTGCAAGTGCAAGGTTTTACATATTTATGATTGTAGTAAACACTATGCAACTGGCATATTAGTTCAAACTCATTTGGTTGTAAGGTGCTTTTTGGTTCTGACCTAAAGTCACTCCAGCTTTGAAAATCTTCTTTAGTAAATTTTACCATCTTTCAATTTTTATTTCGTTTAACTTTTTTCTTCTGTTGTTGCA